CATCAACTGCGAATATATCGACAGCTTACCAGCAATTGAGCTTGCACAACAACTTAAATCAAATATAAATTAATTCGATGGATTTATTCTTCGTGTGTCCTCCCTTCGAATAAAATATATTATATAGCAAAAATGAACTTCAAATCTTCTTTAGTTTTTCTCCCACTTGTATTGTCGTCCATAGTAAATCGTATATATGGAAATGAATACGAGTATCCTCCCAGAGTTTCCTATCAACCACCTTCCTATGTTTTTGGAGTAGTTTGGACAATTATATACTTATTATATGGTGTATTTATTTATGCTGTTATTGAATCGTCCGAAAAATACAAAGAATCAATCATTATACTGTACTTGTTCAATTTGGCTCTAAATTTACATTGGTCCCCATTAGTTTTCAAAAATAAGGAATATGTATTGGGGCTTTATTCAATGTTTATCTTGTTAATTACTCTTGTCGTTATGATCCTATTGTTAGATAATACTATTCATAAAATAATGTTAGTCCCTTATATGTCTTGGATTGTGTTCGCAATACTTTTACAAATTGAGATTATACGCCATAAAGGTTAACAAGAAAATGCGAGCCCTCCCAAACCACCTTTCACGCGCAAAAAGTTGTAATTGACAACATACACTCGCATATCATAGTTATAAATATCCGAATCTGTCGTCGTCGTCGTCGGCTTAGGCTTAGGCTTTATGGTTTCAGTCTTCAATTCTATTTTGTTAATCCTCGACATGTTACAGGAACCTGAAGGTTGAAACTGTTCAGGCAATAAGCTGAAAGAATATACATAAATTCCTGGCGATGGGACTACGGAGTGATGCTGATAAGGTTGAATAAGATTGAAATAGCTGGCGTCTTTTTCCTCCATACGTTCAATACCATTGAATAGAAAAGTTGCTGAAGTCAAAATATCCATCTCTTTTTCTCTACAAGCGATATCACATTCTGTATTATCACTTCCATCTAAATCTTCATCTTGAGTATCTGTATATTCAAACCAATCATTCGTTTTATATACGTCATCACGATTCAACACCCATATGATTTCCTTAACGGGATTTTGAAGGACTAATGTGTTGATGTCAAACTGTTTGACAGACTTAAACGGTATTCGAACAACCTGTTCAATCAAATAATCGTGTGAATTGACAGCGATATAGTTTCGTTCTACACTATCAAGAAATACGTAATTAACTTCCAAATAGGGGTCTATATTTAATTTGTCGGTTGTCGATTCCGTAAAATATTTTGAAATTGCATTTACATTTTTTGGCTTTTTTTCATTTATTGTGACAAGTTCTTTAAATGGACGAATTTCTAAATGTATTTCTATTTCATGATATTGTAATGCAATCAATGGTAAAGCTAAACCAGGGTTTTTATTGAACCAAAATTTTAATGGAACATACAGTCGTCGAGAGTCTATTTGTGTTTGTGCATAATTTAGATTGTTATAAATATCAGGCATATACAATTCGGGAATATTTCCTATCATTTTATCGTATCCGTACTTTTTACTGGATTCGATAGAGAGTTCGTTCCATATGTGTAGCCATTCACCATATTGAGTGTCCATGAGAGTTCCTCCAATATATATTTTATAATTTTCAATCATAACCTCGCCAAGGTTTTTCACAAATCTGAAATCTTCCAATTCTTCCAATTGTCCTATTGAACCTTGATCAACTACAGTTTTCATTTTTTTAATGTTGGGTATTTTGAAAGAAAAGTAAATTTCTTGTACCAAATCTGCATTACGAGCTATTTTTGCGATAAGTATTGAACTACTATCATAATTTAAATAGTTCCTATTAAATACAACTTTCATACTTTCGGTGGAAAAGTTTGTGTGCGTTTTGTACACCTTCTTGAAAAAACTAACCGAAGGGTTACCATTCAAAAAAACATTTTGAGCTCCATAGGCAACTAATTGTATCAACCCTCCGGGCATCTTACATAAAATATTAAATATATTTTTAAACTATTATCAGATTAATTTCGATATATATATTAATTTATGGCGCTTTTCTTAAGTCGTAAGAATAATCTAGCTGATTTGGAAAACAGGGATGAAGCACGACAGAATTTAGGATTGGGGAGTATCGCGACTCAGAATTCAGACGCAGTATCGATCACGGGAGGAAACATAACGGTAGATGAGCTATATTTTAACTTAGATCAATATGAATCACAAAAGAATAAATTCTTATATTGTGAATCAAATGGTAGAGTTACTTTCCAAGATATACGACTACCTTCATGGATATCTGGTAAAACAGCTAAAGAGATAAGTTTGAATAATTTCGATTTGGACGATATACTATTCTTACCAAGTAATAGTCCACACAAAGTGGCCTTAACCGGGTCGTATTATGACTTGGACCCACTAACCGTACCAAAAAGAATCGCTGATTTCGACAATGATTTGGATTTCGTGGTCAAATCATCAAATCTAGCGGACCTGACAGATGCTGAAGTAGCTCGCTCGAACCTTGGGATTGGAACTACTGCGCTCATAAATTCACACGATGCACTCAACCTAGAACAATTGACTGTTGATTTCTTATTTTTTAGTAATGTTGAGTCAAGTGTGGGAAATCCAACGTATTTATATATTGATTCTTTAGGTATAGTTACTCCAACACCATTGATACATGCATCTACATCGAATTACGGTGTAGTTTTGTTATCATCAAATGAAAACGATTTACGCTCCAACTCTGTACCTTCTACAAAACTATTCAAAGAGGTTATCGACAAACTCGATAACAGTATAAAAGCGTTATCGAACAATGATCCCATGGGAGACGGGAGAGTTAATCGGTATATCGCTGATTCGAATTTGATGAAAATAGCGAACAATTTGTCTGAACTATCAGATCAAACCGTCGCGAGACAAAATCTTGGTTTCGACTCAGATTTACAAGAGTTTGTCGAAAAAATGAATGATGGGAAAATGATTTTCAACGATGTACATATTAAACAGGATCTAATTTTCAATCCACGATATGTGAATGATACAATGATCAGTTTTAGAGATTTTGAAGAAAGACAGTTCTTTTTGACAACGGATAATGTAGCCGACTTTAGAGTGAGCTTAGCGCCCATAAACATTGCGACAAGTGATCAGTACGGGGTTGTCAAGTTAATCACAAGTCTTAATCAACCAAATATTGATATTGACCCTTACGTATATACAATGAATTCAGCCACATTTTGTAATTACATCGAGACAAACTTTTGGGAACGATTCACACAATTTTCGAACTCAATACCACTCAAAATCCAACATATGTATTCAGAACATTCAATGAAAGTAGGTGATAACTTACTTGGCGTTGATGCGACTAGAGCCAGACATCACTTATTGCTACATAACGTGGCTTACACAGGAGATTACGTTGATTTAAAAAACGGTCCTTCTAATGTAAGTTATTTTACGAATGACAACTACTATTTAATGAAAGAAAGTAATCTCTCCGAGTTTGATCCATCAGATATATACACAGTGAAACAAAATTTGAACATAGGATCTATAGCTTCCTATGATAGTAATAATGTAGAAATACTTGGAGGGACGGGTACATTCTCAAATTTAACTATATCCAATTCGTTTCATTACGCACCAACAACCAACATATCTCAAAAATATATGTTCTGTACCAACAATATCGGTACGTGTGCGTGGGAACCATTGCCTGTTGCCACGACACAAAAAAAAGGTATCGTGAAACTTCAAACCGACCACACAATTTCAAGCGATCAACACGCATCAAGCGCTTCAGCACTCTTTAAGGCATATTACGAAATAACAGGGAAAATTGGTACCTTACAAGACAGTCTCGAAAGTATTAAAAAAACGATAGGAATGATTTGAACAAATCGAATCGCTATTATTAACAAATTTAAAACATCATTTTAATAACAATTGACACAGATTCAAGATGAATATGAATCGTGGCAACAATTTACTCGATATCGACAATATCATTGCAGCATATGATAATCTACAAATAGGTACCATATCAAAACTGAATCACAACGACGTTTTATTCAGTGATAGTACCACTATGAAAATAGATTCACTTGCTTTCAATTCCAAAAATGATAGTTTTGCTAACGAAAGTTTTTTGATTCTCGGAACTTCGAATGAAGTTGTTAAAGATACAACATCGTTTGAGTGGTTTCTTGGGAAGGAACAATCGAACGTTAAATTCAATATATTTGATTATATTAACGTTGTAGTCGAATCGAATGATCGAATTAAAAATGTAATGCATTTTAAAACTATTCACGACAAGGCAAACTATAGATTTGCCTGTACAGGTAATTATAACTATCTTTTGAACAAACCAACTCTGTCAAATATATTACATACGGACGGTTATTCAGTTGTAATTCATTCATCTAAATATTCAAATTTAGATGATTTCGTTGATTCAAATGAATGTCTGACCAATTTGGGACTAGATCCCACTATTGCTAAACTTAACTATGATTTAGATTCGACACAGGTACATATTCAAAGACTAATGACATCAAATTTGAAAATTCAAAACAGTTCAACCGGATATGCAGTGTTAAACCCCTATCAACCCACCAAATCATTCGTGGCCACAAGAAATGAAAATGAATTTGATTTTCCAAGACCCTATGAACAAGATTCGTTCATTCATGTTCAAAATAATCTGGATTTACAATCAGATGATTTGGACGAGAAATCGAGTATCACAATTGGAATTTTGTCTAACAATAGTTCCTATCTGTCAACATATATTGAAGCATCATCTGTTGACTACAATTTGCTCATAGCGTCGAATATAAACACGATGAAATCAAACCTCAGTTTATATCTTTCAAGTTCAAGCAATTTGTCAGACCTTCCAGACTCAAATGAAGCTCTAAGCAATTTGGGGCTGGATAAATTCATTCAAATAAATTTTGATAATGATAGTAGTAACATTGAATCTGGACCTTTTTCGATACAATTTGGTTCTACACGCGAATATGGGGTTTTTTTTGATTTTCTTAGTAATGATTATGACGTGTGGCGTCCTCCCCTACATAACACAATATGCGTAACATCTAATCAAGGTGGGACAACATGGCACACCATCCCTCAAGATGATGATGAAGTCGTCAACATATCTTTCACGAGAGCCGCTTCAAACATTCTTGGAACCGTGAAAATCGACAGCATGTTGACTTCAAATATCGACACAGTCCCAATATACGCCGTGTATAAAGAACAAGTAATTCAGATGAATAGTGATTTAAATACAATCCTACCAGATGTATCATTTTCACAGTTTTTATCGAACAACGCTCGGGTCGATCCAGATTCAAATTTATTACACCCATCATCAAATCTATTTGAACTGTTTGAAATTATGAAATCAAATGATGATACAGTCCAGAACCGGATTCGTCGTCAAAAAGTATATAATAATTTGAAATTACATCCCATAGCATACCTAAGAAACTCGAACGACTTCACCGAACATCTGAATAATATAGATTCATATATAACCGGCGAATCAAATGACATAACTAAAATAGATTATTCAAATTTATCCAATAAACCAACGGCGTTATCATGTTTTAATAACGACAGTCTTTTCGTCTCGAAATACAAGGGTTTCAGTGAGTTCATTGATTCGTCACATGAATGCAAATCGAATATCGGGATTGGAACCATTGCGCAACAGAACAGAAACGATGTCGAGTTATACGGTTCCAATCTAACTATGCGATTCTTAGACATAACAAGCGAACTGACACTTCAATTGAATAATGAAGTATTTCGAGAGGATTATACAATATTGCAGGCATCGAATGACGGGTCCGCATATTGGGCTGATATATATGAATACAAACACGAAGCATCCAATAAAGCAGGTATAGTGCATATGTTAGAATCAAGGGATTTCGATTTCAACGATCCAGAGTATAACGATTTATCGACGTATACGACACGCGTATTATACAATGTACATAGCAACTTTCAATTAACCCTATCCAATATAAACCATGAAATCCATTTAATCAAAACATTTATACCTTCGCCCAAAAACTTTACGATAAGTTTCGATACAGATGGTACCCGTAAAAATTTTACGTTCAGTTGGAGAGATTCCGAACAGTTTTACGTCCAAAGCACACTAAAATATCATATTGAACATAATTCTAAAGTGGTAAGTACTACTTTGAAAACAACACTTGAATCAGATTTTTTAATATCATCCAATATGTCGGGTGAGTGGTATGTCTATGCAGAGGATTCTAATGATGACGCAAGAATATCACCACATTCTGAATATTTTGTCATAAAGGACTTGAAACTAATAACAACACAGGACATGGAGAATAGCAATGAAAAAAGTTTTAGGCAAAATTTCGAAGTATCGAATTTCAATCGCGGTTTTTTGTATGATGTGCTACTAAACCTAGGCAATGAAATACCTAGCGAATTAGTTCAAATAACTAGAGGAGAAACAAACATAGATTTGGTTTTGTCCAATTTAGACCCGGGTTCCTATCAGATTGCAATAAATGTGTTAGACGATTACTATGAGAAGCGCACATCAAATTTGGAATTGACAATTGTCCAACCGGTTATCACTTATCCAAATCCAAATTTTACTCTGTGCAATTTAGAGTACATTCCACCAGGTGATTTAACCTATTTGAAAATAATGATTGAAGCCGACGTAAATGGTAGTAACGAGGATTTGATGTTTTCAAATCTACATCTAACAAGTAATGACACACATGAAATTGTAATTGTTGATACATCTAATTATCAGTTATCAAATGAACCAGGTACATCAAATTTTACACTATCATTTAGTGTATCAAACAATCTACTTGAAGGAACATACACAACGAACGTCGGTATCAAAGACGACTGGGGATACACCGCATACAGCAATACAACCCTCCAATTAGACCTCAATTTTGATACATTCCGTATCGAATTCTCCAACAACAGAACCGCGGAAATCATTCCAATGGGTGGTCACACTTTGTCGAATCATTATAATTGGTTCGATACCTTCTACACATCAAATATTCAATTGGAAAATAAAAATTACGACGATTGTAACGTGGAAATCGTCCATTACAACTCAAACGGCTTTAAACGATACTCAAATCTTGAATTCACGATTACAACACCCACTATGTCTTTCCGTAATTCAACCGTTCATTTACAATTGACAGACGATAATAAAATAGTTGCATCTAATCTCAACTCGTTCGATCTATCTACCTTTACCTCAACCTCAACCTCTTCAAATCAGTTCGAACTCTTTCTATATAGTAATTTAGAGTTAGTTGAGAGGAAAATTGTAGAACTAAGTAATATCGATGGATTCGAAAGTAATGAAATTGTGTTCGATCATGTTTATAGTGAAAGTAACTTAAAAGCATTGTATGACGACTTCAAAGTAGAGGGAAAGGTCATTGATAACTACGGTTTTTCAAACGAAGCATCTAATTTACAAACCTTTGATACATTATATTTTTCAATACAAGAAAGAATTCTTAAATTAGACTCGACAACAAAGTATGATACAAATCGAAGTTACGAATGGAATTCGGGGTACGCTTCAACAAGTAACCTACATTTGGATAACAAGGATAGCAACTATACTTGTACCGTGGTGCGTTCGAATGAATACGATGTCGGAAATACAGTTTTATTTTCTGCTGATATTACAATTCCTAGATTTTCGAACCCATTCTCTTTAAACTTAACTTATGACGATAATTCGAACTACGTAGCGAGCAATTTAGATACTCTCTTACAAAGCGTTCAAACCTTATCGAAAGACCTGAAATCATTTGAAGAAAATGGAGAAACGTTTGATCCAAATTCAAACACGTTATACTTATATCTTTTCAATTCGAATGATGATGTCATTATAGATTCAAATATTATATATTTTTCAAATATGGATTTCGAAGTTAATACATCCACTTTTACGAACACATTCACTACGAGCAATACTTCAAACGATTATCAATTATATGCAACAGTATACGACTATTATGGATTTTCGAATACCAGCGAAAAGATTACAAAACCATATATTGACATGGTCCCAGTTTTACAAAGAACGGAACTCTTAGAAGCGAATATATCATATACCATCAGTAATATCAATGAATATTTGAATATTGAAATTAATTACAGATGTAATGACCTCGAACCATCAAATGTTTTAGATGTTAGATGTAACGTTCATGGAAACTACTATGATAATCAAACTCTTGTATTCCAAGAATACGGTTTATATGAGGTCACAATGAGTATCAATGATGCTATTGGATACACGAAAACGATAACACAGGAGTTGGATTTGATTGAGTATTACATGAGATACACAGACACTGCTTTCTCGTTATGTAATTATGATAATTTTACAATCCTTCCCAGTGACGAACTCACCTTTATGAAAGTCGATTTGGAACTAAATTTCGAACCGATATCTAGTAACATAACATTAACAAGTAATGATGAACAAACAATTTATATAATTAATACAAATAACTATAATATTATTAACAAACCTGAATCATCCATCAATTACGAATTGTCGTTTAGTGTATCGAATGACCTTCGTGTTGGTTTATACGACATATTAATTCAATTATCAAACAATTTTAATTATCAAATCTCTAGCAACACAACCCTGCAATTAGACCTCAATTTTGATACATTCCACATCGAATTATCCAACAACAGAACCGCGGAAATCATTCCAACGGGTGGATACACCTTGTCAAACCATTATAATTGGTTCGATACCTTCTACACATCAAATATTCAATTGGAAAACACAAATTACGACAATTGTAACGTGGAAATCGTCCATTACAACTCACACGGCTTTAAACTTACCTCCAATCTATCCTTGGAGGTTGAAATACCATATTTCAGTACCAGCTTTACGCAACAAATTCTGTTCGCAAGTAACAATCAATACATCGTGAGCAATATTAATATTCATGACTTTCTTTCTACACAAACAACCGATTCAAACGTATTACACTTATACCTGTATTCCAATGTGTATGACGTTGCAGATGAAATAGATATTACTTTCTCAAAAAATACCATCATTGAAAAAGCAGTGTTCAATAACACATCATTGTATGATACAACAATATCATTACACGGATATATTACGGACGGTTATGACTTTTCAAACGAAATTACAGATTTATCCAACGCGATCAAGCATCCTTCATTAGACGTATCTATTCATTCGTTGTATGATTTGGAAAATTTACCCATCAATGAAAAAACGTTTGCTATAAGCTATAGTGTAACGGACTCAAACGAAAACTACGATATTACATTGAGTTTAAATGATACAGTATTGCAGAGTAACTTGGGCCAAATACGAGACTCAAATTTCGAAATACTTTTGGACGATTACATTACGTACAGATTCGACGTATCCATGTCTGATGGGTTTGGTATATCGCTGTCTTCAAATTTGATTTTTGGAGTTAAGGAACCAGTTATTACATATTCGACAGATGTGTTTTCATTTTGTAACTTAGACGCTGTTATACCAGGCGATCTCGCGTATTTAAAACTTGCACTTCAAGTCGATGCAAATGGTAGTAACGAGTATTTGATATTATCAAATTTACATCTAACAAGTAATGACACACGAGAAATTGTTGAGATTGACACAACCGAATATCACCTATCAAATGAACCAGGTACATCAAATTATACACTATCATTTAGTGTATCAAACAATCTACTTGAAGGAACATACACAACGAACGTCGGTATTATAGACAACTGGGGATACACTGCATACAGCAACACAAACTTGCAA